CATGGGATTGAGAAATGGAACAAGAACTTCATCGATATCGATTGCAATCCTGTTCATTTATTTATTATAAATATATTTCATAATCTCTAAATAATAATATATCAATGAAGTATATATGGGTCTGGCGATTTCATCGGTGATGAAAATGACATCCATCGTGGGTAAGAGGTTTTTATATATAGGGAGGAAACATGGTAACAAGTCTATATCAGCACGTGTTTCCCCATATATTATCGATATTTTGAACAATCCAATACTATCATATGATCATATCCATAATATATGTAACATGATGGTAGAAACGGAGTTACTTGCGGGTGTGATACGCTTCGTTTCTGTAATTATGTCCATAAAAAGATTTATATAACTCAATAATTAATTTCTCAACTTTAAATAGATGTCCTCATTACCCGTTGTAAATTATGGTAGAATGGAGCGACTTAAAATGCCAGAGAGTGCAACAGTGTCTATGAATCTAAATACTTTTTGTGTTATTTTAATTGTTGTATGTTTTTTGATGATGTACAAGCGATCGACAACGATCAGTCAACGACGTGGGCAATCTTATATTTGATACACTTATCTGGGGATAGATAGATGTCCTTCTTCATCAGTCGTTTAAACTTCCTCTCAGGAATTTCAGTCTTTGACATATACATATTCTTGAGCATCTTCATAAACTTTGCAGATGTCTTCATCTCATTGCGAAGATCTTGGAAATTACCCCAAAACTCGGTAGTAAGTTGGTGAATCAGAAGGTATGCATTCTTCCCTATGCGACGCTCTGAACCACCCAGGAATACAAAGGTAGCTGCACTACAACAGGAACCTTGGGCGATGGTGACGACCTTGACCCTAGAGCGTTCTAGGACATTCATCATGTTTAGACCAGAGAATATGTCACCACCATCACTCATGATGGATATACGAATTTGTGGTTCGTACCCAACAAGTTCCGCCTTCTTTTTCAACATATCAATTTCAAGTTTCTTGAACTGTAAAACAAATTCTAAGGCATTTTCACGATCTATGTCACCATAAAAGAGAATTTCATTTCCGATAGTCTTGACACTGTCGTTGATTTCAATTTCTTTTTCTTCATCTGTCGTAGGCATTCTTGAGTGCCTTCTTTACTCTAGTTACATCTCTCGATTTTAAGCCACTTCCGACGGCAAGGTGATTGATAACATCAAAATCTTGGGGTGTAATTTTATAGCTTATCATAGGATCTAAGTCTCCTTTTTCTGCATATTTCTTTAATAGGCACAATTCCTCTATACCCAACCCCATCCTCGATTTCTTCTTGATTTCTTCAAACTTTTGTTTACGCATCTTATAGTTTCCAAACTTTGTCCAACAACTCCCTGGTCTAATCTTCTCTTTTTCGAGGGGTTCCCCAAGTGTAGTCTTTGGGATCGTGAGGGCATGTATCACGAAGTATGGCATGAGGTTCCATTCTCCATGTGCATAAATATGGTTATCGTAGAAGTCTGCATCCGAAAAGGATCGCGACGCACGTACAAAGTCTATACCAGTAGAGTCTAAGTAATTTTCTTGGAAAATGTCCCATATGTGTCCATGTTCAGAAATACTATCATATATCTGAATTGGAGAAGGATCCGTCAAAATTTCAGCGATAAACTCTTTAGGACTTTTGAAATCATCCATCTCATCATATCCCTCAAGATAGGTGAAAAAGTTACGAATATTCCCTTGAGATCGGATGGCTGCATCCTGTACTTTATGACCTGATTCATCTGTCAGTGTCATTAGAACTTCTGGTTTGTGTCGGGGAATAAACACTGTCTCAAATTTTGGATACATACACATATTAGTGCTTGTGACAAGTAGAGAACCACGGGATAAACGATTACCATCTGACACCTGTTCAATTATAGGTTTAAACACCGGGTCGTAATCCTCAATAAATACATGCTTGGTTGAGGGTTTTATAAATGGTAGAAATAGAGATTTACTTTTAAGATGTTCACTCTGAAGTTCTACATGATTCAGTCCCTGTAATACTGCCCGAAGTACATATGTTTTACCTACACCAGATGCACCACAAATGAACACATTCTTCCTTTCACTGATGTACTTACGAATAAGTTCAATTTGTTTCGTATGAATTGTCGTTACAATGGGATCTTTTTTTTGCCCCACTACTTTAATGAAAGAATCCATTGATGATCTTACTAATCAGGCCATAGATTTGGTGCTCGAGAATGACGCACTACATAAACGTATCGTAGAACCTTTAAAAAGGAAAATTTTACCATACGTTGCATGTGGAATTCTGACCAATGTGGTCATGTTTATTCTGTTGGTGTACCTTGCTCGACGTCTGTCTCTTCTTCCTCTTCTTCCTCTTCCTCTTCCTCCTCAATAGGAGGTGCCAAGTACTCACCAACTTTCTCGAATGGAGTATTTTTTGTTATAGCTCGGATAGGTTCTATAGTTTTTGGTAATTTTAAGAGTGGAATAGGACGCACATTCAATATCTCAGGTCTTGTAAATACACCTTCTATTGGATAGTCTTTCTCAAATGTTTTCAATATTTCTTTGGGGATTGGGGGGGACTGTTCCAGCAGACTTTCGTATATACCTTTACATTCGTTCACAAAAATGAGACCCTCCTTACTACGCTCGTCACGGGGGAGAGCCAACTGGAGGCGAATATTCCTAGAAAGCCCACCGTGACCTAAAGCACTCGTCCTGTGGTTCTCCATGAGTTCATTGATTTTCAGGAATTGCATGATTGTTGCGATGAGACCAGCTATGAGGTTCATACCACCAATAACTGCGGGTACTCCACCCTTTATACTTTCTGGAAACGAACTTTGTGCAAAGTTTGCCGTGCCTGTGATTGTCGAAAGAACAATTACAGGTAAACTGAAACGCAGACTCAGTTTTTTATACGTGAGAAAAGCTCGGTGGTGCATATACCGATAACATGCAGACGCCTCACCCCACTGGCGAAGTACATTCTCGTGGTACTCATTCCACATTTCTGCCATAATATTATCTTCGGTCATCTTATAGTAGATGAATATAATATTCCTAATTCATCTCATTTTCTTGTTTGGTATTCTGATAGTTCCATTCACGAATAATCAAAAAAATTTAGAATTTTATTCGATGCTCATACCATTCATCTTCTACCACTGGTCAGTGAATGATGATACATGTGCATTGACACAGGCTGAGATGTTAGTGACAGGTAAACATAAAGAAGAAACATTCATGGGACGTCTCGTTGGACCTATATATAAAATGGAAGACACTGAAGTCAATAAAATGACAAAGACCCTCTTTTTCGCACTTTGGGCATTCGTACAATATCGTTTAGGGCATTTTAAAGGATTTGTCGAAGATTTAAATAATTTAAAGCTTCACACCAAGATGAAAATATAGTATGGATACTAAACTGTGTAAGGAAATCATCAGTCTAAAGAATGCGAAGAAGTTGTATCAGACAACATATGTAACAAATTTAGAAGAACTCCAAGTAAAGCTTGAACGTCTCGACAATCAAATTGACCGATGTGGATCGGATGTAAAGAGAGAGATTCTCGAGAGGCAACGAACATTATATGAAAATGAAATCCAGAATATTGATGTCAATATCGAGAACACGACCAAGTTTATCGATAAAAAAATCGAAAAACTTGAAACACAATTAAATAAGGAGAAGAAATCAGTTGAGTATAACATCGATAAACTCAAAAAGGCACTTGAAAGGAGGAATGTGAATGAAATATTTGATATGTTTGAATGTGTTTCAAATGCACTCACCACTCTCAACGACGAAGTTTCGCGTACTCCTGAACAGCCTTGAGGAAGTTCTTGTCTCTTCGTATCTTGGGGTCGGCGGCGATAAGACGAAGAAGAGCAGCTGTAGGTATAGTAGGTTTATTCCCAATAGGTTTGGTCGTCTTCTTCAATTTTGTCTTGGCGTTCTGAAGTTGCTTTACTGTTGGCATCTAATATATCTATATATAATTTATTGGTGAATCACCAATATATTTGAACTTGTCAAAAAAGTGAACACAAGACCTAAAATTATCAAATATAATCATACACAACGCATCAGCTATATCGTGTTTCAAGAATGGTTATATCCTTCATATATCTATCTCAAACATTTTCCTTAACTATAGTATATGAAGAACAAACAAAAGACTCAGCTCATGGGGGTCGTACTAATCGCATTGGTAGTATTCATCGTGTATCTCATACAAAATCCTCGAGTTGTTAAAGTCCCAGTAAAGGTTCCTACGATGATGGTACCTCCTAGACCAAGGCGGTCCCAGGAAGTTCGTCATGAACCCGAGTTTAGGGGACCCCCTATCAAGAAGTATAAACCCGGTCAAATGCAACAGATGGGTATTTTAGTGGGTTCAGGTGAGACACTCCCCCTCTATGGTAAGGAAGTTCGGGGAAGACGTGATCGCTACCACTACTATACAACTACGGGTGGTGAGAACCTGTATCCAATTTCCGTGAGTCATAATTCGCGTGAATGTATGGAAGACATTGGGTGCCAGGAACTTTATGGAAATGAAACAGTGACCGTTACTGGTAAAACTGGTTCATTCGCGATAAAGATGTACCGCACAGATGATTTTTTTTAAATACGCTTTTTTAGGTCTTTTACCACATTAGCGGTTGTAGAACTGCAACATGAAGAACTGCAACACGCTATCGCGAGCATTGGTGGTGTTTTGAAAGGCATCTTTATAACACCATACACTACCAACATGGAGCACAGTATACTCACTATGTTCGCAATAAGGTATTTAGGATCCATAGGTTTATCATCTCCTTTTAAGAGACTGAGACCTGGCAAAGAAAACACAAGTCCCATTTATATTACGTCAACAAAAATTATTTACCATAGCATATTCTCTCCTGTGAAATCCAGTCATAGATGAAATTTTTGCCTTTTCAAGTAAAAGTTCCTTAATTGTGTCCTCATCGAGATGTTTTAAGAACTCTCTCTTCACCTCGATGCCGTCAAGTTGATGTTTCTCCCGTTTACCCTGTACATATGGCCATGTGTGTTTTCTTAGTGATGAAACATCACCTTCGAGTTGTCTTATTCTTGGAAGTAAAACTTTGTGAATCAATATTTTAAGTTCATGTACCTCACTCATCTTAACCTGTTTTTACAATTTATCTTTATAATAGATTTTCTCAACATCTAATAGGGATGACTCCAGAGAAACGTCAATTTCTTAAAAAACTTGCACCAGGGGTGCGTGAATTATTGGATTCAAATCGAATAGGATTAGAACCTAAAAATGATACTGAAAAATTTATAAAAAGACAACTACTCAGTCATAATGGTGATGGAACATATGAATTGTCTATCGGTAAGTTTAAAATTGCTATGGGTGTGTTGGATGATGAAATACTGTATACGATATTTATGTATTTGGACACCTCAGGTATCACAATACGACGTGTGTACAGATATATGAAATTGAACGTACTCGAGTTTTCTGATATGATCGTGGATGAAGATATTGAAACCTTTTATGATTTTCTTAGCTATTAGTATATGCAATATAGGGATCTCAAAAATAAAGCAAAAAAGTTAGGTCTTCGTGTCACCAAGACTGTTCAGGGTAAACGTGTAAAACTTACAGCCAGGGAACTTCGTGCCAAGATCACCATGAACTTTGAGAATAGTGTCAAGAATGCTCAAAGAGTTATTCGTATTTGTCGAACCGTCGTTGTTCCCATAACTAGTGCTCCTCCACCACCTCCACCACCCCGAGCCACTCGCCCCATAGCACCTGGTGGTAATACTCGTGCTAAACTTTTAGCTGAACTGAAAACTGCTTTAAAAAAAAGAGGACTGAATAAATAATGAATCTTGAAGAGGTAAAGAAAGTTTTGGTAGAATGGGAGGGTGACGCATATGAAGTCATAAAGAACTATGCGATACAGATGCGTCGGAATGATAATGAAATCACGGAAGAATTCGTAGAGCAGTACCTCGGTGAGGAACTCTATGAACGCCTTGGAACGATGATTCGATTTTTTAAAAAGTTTGAAGAAATTAAATTAAAATATAATTATAATATATAATAAGTATGAAACCTGCTACACTACTCCTCATGCTTTGTTTTTGTTCATGTTGTTCATCATCCTCTTCAGCAGCCGTCTTTTTCGCTGGTCTGATTCCTAGGACTGGACCTCACTTCAGGAAAGTGACGGGAATTGGGGATTTAGTTGCGCAGGCGCCATTTATAAATACTTTTTATAAGGGAAGAACTGGTAAGAAAACTGATAAGGAAAATAAGTTACAGGTGGAGAACATTCGTAAATCCAATCCAGATGGAGTTGCAAAATTTTGTGCTACTGTTAATAAAATAAGAGCTACTAGAACCGCTCCTCCTTACAACCAACCTGGAGAGATACTAACTATTGGAGGTATGAAAAAAGGTGGGACTATAATGAATGAAGCGATGGAACCATTGGGTGCGTCAGTAAACTACGTTGAAATAGCCGCTAGGGAATTTTGTGGAATGTGATTCCAAACCTCTTAGACATGAACTTCTTGACACCCTCAAAAGATGGATAACTCCAGAGATACCAACGTGACCAAAAGCCAGCCCCGTTGATACCACTTATTCCCCAATTCTCTGAGAAGCTGTAGTCTACATTCAACATCCTGTCCTGAATTTTCTTGGGGTCTCTCTCTGCTATGGTGCGTTTAGGTACTCGTCCACCGTGGCGGAGTACATAGGAACGCATACGTGAAGGATTCTTGTGTTTGGTGTAGTCTGAATACCCACTGGCACCAAAGTCAACAGTCCTGCCGTCTTCTAAAACAGCCCTAAATTTCTTTTTAGAGTTAGGGCTCTTGATAATTTTGACGCGCATACTTATATTTTACTAACATAATTTACTTGCACGCCTGGCACCCATAGGCTTCCTTTTGGGGAAGGAAGAAAAGGCGCTCGGGACCACGCTTCACACGGTACATGTGATCGTATACATGGAGAAGGGCGACGGTCAGCGCAAGGCTAGACACGACGACACCATTAATCTTGCGAGAAGTCCAGGCATACCCAGCGATAGTCGCAACGAGCATGATTTGGACGATGGTCAATACGGGAAGATTGGGCATCACGAAACGCTTCTCGAGAGTGTTGACTTCCTCAGTAGGGGCGGGGGTGACAGCGTAGGTATCGGTACCGTATCCAGGCATTTTTATTATCTACCGAGAAAATAATGTGGAGTGTCCTGTTAGCTTCAGCGGGTCTAATCCTTCATGACTTCCTGAAGTCTCCGATAGATCTACTGTATTTCAATAACCCCCGACGACCACTGATTGGAATTCGGAATGCCCTCCTGGATATATTTCTTTACGCATCTAACTATTCAGTTCGAGACTATCCAGGGTTATGGCTCATTAAGTTGCATCACCTAAAAATTCGAAAAGAGTTTGAAAATGTTTCAAAGACTGTCAAGAAACATATGTTCCATGACTTGGACCCTTGGTTTGAAAAGAACGATGACTACTATTTCTATAAGGTTGAGGACTTCCCTGACTTGAAAAAACTCGTCGATCTAATTCCCTCAATTCATAAAGAGACTGCATTGTTTGCAGTTATGGATGGACCTATGGCTATCCCACCTCATAGAGCTGAAACCAATTTATTACTACGATATCATCTTACTATAAAGGGTGGGGGTGATTGCACACTTTATACCGAGAGAGGTCCACATCAACATCGTGATGGTGAAGACTTTTTATTCGATCACGCGAGATACCATGAAGTCACTAAAACTGGGAGTGATAGGCGGGTCGTACTCATCCTAGATGTAAAAAGGTTTTAGAGATGCTTACGACACACAGCTACATACATATCACTGCCACCTATGAGTTCTAGGGTTTTGTCGTCTACAATTCGCTTAGTGAAAGGACCTAGAGTTCCATCATTGCAGCGCATACAGAATGCCGAAAGTTTGGTCACATCACATGCCAGTGGGATACAATC